CAAAAAGAACCCACGCTGAATGGGCAGAGAAAAATAATTTTAGATGGTATAGTGAAGAAACTTTACCGAAGGAGTGGAAAAATAATGAGCTATAAATTTAACGAAGGACATTCAATACAAGAACTTAAAGGATACATTGATGGTACATACAATGAGCACTATGCTTCTGATAAGTATCAAGCAACAGATATAATTATTGACTCCGGACATGGTGAAGGTTTTTGTATTGGAAACATTATGAAGTATGCTAAACGATATGGAAATAAAGACGGTAAAAACAAAAAAGATTTATTAAAAATATTACACTATGGTATAATTATGTTAGACATACATGATAAGGAGTCACAAAATGGTTGATGATAAAGTAGGTATCAAGGAATATCTTGGTATAAAAATTAATTACAGTAATGAAAAACTATTAGATAAGTTTAGCCTTGACACACTTAAGGATAGATACTTATG